AACTTGTCGCCTACGCCGGAGAGGTCCGCGCCCACGGCCGGCGCCTCGAGGAAACGTTGCGGCCAGGTCAACGCCAGCACCTGCGGCAGATTCTCAAAAATGCCATCCTCTAATCGGGCCAGCACCCGCGGGATCCCGAGCTCCGTCTCATACGCCCCGTGATCGTTGTACTCCAGCTTCTTGCCCAGGCGCAGATTCACGGAGTGGATGGTGCAGCCGACCGCGCAGCCCTCAAAGGCTTCGCCAGCCTTTCCGTTCGAGTACCTCCCCTGTTTGATTTGATCCATCTCGCGATGCTGGATCGCCTCTGCCACCATCATCTGTTTCAGTTCGGGTTTGTTGTGATATGCGTTCATAGGTTGTTGTCGTTGGTTGTTTATTGATGCCGCTCAGCGGCTTGGTTTAACTGCTTCTTCAAAATTTGCTCCCGCGCCCGGTCGGCCTCATCCGGCGGCTGGTTCAGCTCATACGCCGCCTCAAGGCGGTCCTGGATCGATTCCAGTTCCTTGGAAATCTCGAATCGCGCCTGCGCCGGCGACCGGCCACTTTTTTTATTTTCCCCAGTTCCAGGGTCCGGCTGCGCCGAGTCCAAACGCCTGGACAAGGCTTTCGGATGCCGCGCCACCAGGTCCGCGGTGAAGGCCGCGGAGACCGCCCGTTGCCAGTCCTTCGGCAGCCCGTTCCGGGACCGCAAACAGGAGGCCAGCCAGCCCCGCCACCAGACTTCCGGGATCCCATTCTCGCATCCGCGCGCCAAATCCCGGTAAGTGTCACAAAAGGCCTGTATTTGCTCATCCGTCGGCGTCTCAGGAAAGTCTTCTGGTGGCCCGCTCGCGCGTTCCCCCTTCCTATTCCCTATTCCCCTTTCCCTATTCCGTACCGTTTCACTGCCCGTTTGAGTGACCGCTTCGGCGTCCGTTTCACTGCCCGTTTGAGTGACCGTGGATTGCGGGTTATACGCGTCATAATTTACGATCGTGATAATCGTCCGGAGCGCGTTCGAGTTCACCCGAACCATGTCCTGATCCTTCAGGAATTTCAGGAACTGCTGGATCCATTCCCCGCTCTTTTCCCACTCCTTTTCCAGCCCGCGCAAACTCCACGCCAGCTGCCCTCGTTCCAGTGAGATCGCCTTCCCTTTGATGAACGTCTGCCTCGGCCGATCGTTCGCCAGCATCAGCAGGTCGATCCACGCCCAGCCGTAATCCGGTCGCGACCACACCACATGCTGCCTCAGCCGCTTGTGGATCCTCACACAGCCCAGCAAATCACCCATAAAATTGTCAGATAAATCAGCCACAAAAATTGGAACAATGTCGGGCTTCGGTTTCCATCAGTACCTGCCTTTCCGCCGCGGCATGGCCCCCACGTGCTCATAGAAGTCCGCCTGGAGATGGCGCGCCGGCACCTTCATCGGCTGCCCCACGTTGTCGAAGCGGCTGAACCGGGTATGATCCTTCACCTTCACCCGCACGATGTTTTTCCGGAGCTGCGGATCTGTCCCCTCACGGTAGGCTTCAATGATCCTCCTGTTCGGCAGATTCGCCCGCCACACGAGGAGGGTGTGGAGTTTCTCTTGGGGTGCCTCTGGCCGTTCCGCCGCGCTCCCAGGCGCCGCGTTTTTTTCGTCCAGCTGACTGGACGGTGGATTTTCCACCGGAGGCGCTGCGGCCGGTGCTGCAATATGTCGGCGCAGTTTTTCCAGTCCGGGCGCCTTCACCAGCACGCGCCCGTTTTTTTCACGACGATAATCCGTCCCCTCCACCAGCAGCGTCTTGCGCAACTGCCGCAGCTCGTCGCGATTCAGGCCCAACTGTGCCGGCAGCCGGCTTTCCCATACGCATTCGCCAGGACTCATCGAGGCTGTGCTCATAGAGGATCCTTTTGCGTATAAATTTTTTCAGCGCCATACATCGGGTCGCACACCACCGGGCCGCCGCCGGCATCCCCCCCCCCGCGGTCCGGATGGTCGAGGCCGTCCGCGCCGGCCAGCAGCCACACCAGGGCGACGCTCGCCATCACCACCGCGATCGCCAGCTCGGCGACCACACACACCGTCACCACGGCTGGTTCAGCCAGGTCGACTGTCATCAAAGGTGTCATCATAACGTTGAATAGTCCTTTTTATTGGGTTTATGGCGGCAAATCAGTTGATGGAGAATCAGTCGGCGTGACATCCGTCACGTTCGTTACCTTCGCCTGCTTGATGGCCTGCAGCTTCGCCAGGAAGCCGTCCGCGCTCTGCGCGATCGTGTGCCGATGCTCGATCACGAGGCTCGCGTCGCCGTCCAGCGCGGCCTTTTTGTCGGAAAAGATCCCAAACGCAATGGGTATCTGAGTCGCTGGTATCTTCTTATTGATGAGCGCATCCTCGTACGTTTCGAGGGACAACTTCAGCACCCGCGCCAAGCCGGTGCTTAATTGTTTTTTTTCTATTGCTACCAAATCAGGACGACGATCACGCAGTGCCATGATCGACCGCTCGCCGATCTCAATGCCCTGGGCACGCAGACTCTTCGCGATCCGCATGATCCCAACACCCTCAGCCAACAGCCGGCACACCATATCGCGCACGACGACACGCTTCTCGAGCTCCACGGCCGTGTAACGCTTCTGGGGCTTGTCCAGCGTTGCCAGCTCAATCCCCAGCAGACCGTCGTCAAAAAAATCCGCCTGCTCCTCGAAGGCGCTATCCGGCAAACGTGCGAGCAGCCGTTGAGTTTCCTCAACCGACTCCATGATGTCTTGTGGTGATACATCCGCCATAAAGTGAAAATCCCGCGCCGTCCAAACGTCTGTACTAAGCCGTTGTCGGCTCAGCCTGGTTAACCTTGCGCCGCAACTCGCCGACACTGCGTGCGGCAATGCCGGGCTCAGAAAAAATCCGCCGCGCCTCGAGGAACGCGTTCAACGCCGATGCCGGCACGCGATAATCCGGCCGTTGGGCCGTGCCCAGGTTCACCACCTGCTCGCCGAATTCGCGGCCATGGATCTTCTCCAGGACCGTTTTGGTGCACAGCGAGAGCAATAGAGACACGTCCGCAACTGAATAAAACTTCTCAACAGCTTTCATAAAATGTAAATGGCGGCGGCTGGCTCGTGAGTACCCGCTCGATCTTTCGACGTCATCGCGCTCCTGACTTCCAGCGTTTTCACCGGGACCAATTAAGGGCCACCGAGTGCGCGACCCGACAGCCCAGTCACGGATTATCTCTGGTTGTTACCAGGCACCAAAAAAGGCGCCCGTCACACACCGCCAAAATTCTGATTCACCAGCGCCGCTCTGATTGCGGCAAACAGCTCACGCCCACGCTCGAGGCTCACGCACGGCCGCACAGGCCTGCGCCGCGCGCCACTCCAGCGTACCGACCGGTGATGGCAACAGGGGCATTTCATATCCGCTGCGCACCCACCTGGACCATCCAGCGCCGCGTCCAGCTGCCGTTCCGACAACTCCACGACCTGATCACAGCGCCCACACAGAAAAAATCCCGCGCTCATTTCAACCTCCACTGCGGATGCGACAACGCCAGGCCGCGGCCCAGCGAGAAAGCAAAATGCCGGCGCGTGTCATCAGTCACGCGCCGGCTGTTGAATAATTGCAATACCCCGTTCAACACGAGGCTCAGAAGGGGCTGACGGCCAACTCCAGAAGACCCACGCAAGCCGTCACCCGGGAGTGCAACCTGCTCCAACCCTATCAGCGTGGGCAAAGCAAAAGACCTGGTAGCGGGACCTGGAATCGAACCAGGACAAACGTGTTTATGAGGCACGTGCTCTACCACTAAGCTATCCCGCAGTAAATTCATGAGTGCCGACCCTCCAACTGCAGCGCGCGCTGATCATCCTCACGAGCGTATTGATCACGGATCTCCGCCTGCTGCAGGAAAAACATCTTCACACACGAGATCGTGGCACCCGAGGCCAGCTTGCGCCAATAGTCAGCGGTCTCACGCCAACTTTTCGCCGTGGCGCGATACGCGGCCGAGATCGGCTTCGTGGCATCAAATACGTAAGGCGCTGGAGGATTCACGCTGCCACCTCCTTATCATGCGAAATAGTCTGGACGACACTTTTGCCATCCCTGCGGGCGAAATAATCAAGAAGCGCTTCGCGCGCGATATCAGCCCCACTCAGCATCCGCGCCTTAGCCTCCTCGGCAACTCTATGCTTGAGTGACTTAGGAAGCCGGATTGCAAGTGTTGTTTGGCTAATCATGAGGCGATTGTCTGTCAATCGTAGTACACTGTCAACAGAAAATAATTCGCACAAAATGTTAAAATAGTTCTTTACATTGTTCGCACAATATGCGAATATAAAAACATCGAAGGGCCAGTAACCCGACGAAAAAAATAAAAATATGAGCAAATATGCAATTCAGCCGGCGCGTGAAGGATATACAACCTACACTGCTACTCTGGAGTCGTTTGGCCGCAACTTTATCAACGAAGAAACCGGCGAATTTGATAGCGACCTGCTTGATAAGGGGTTTGAGTTTGAAACCATCGAGGCGGCGCAGGCTGATGCGGCTATCGTAGCCGACACCACAAAGAAAAGGGTTTTGATTATTGAACGGAAACAATTCACCAATGCCAACTATCTCGGCATCGGGTGGGTTTCGGCCAGTGGAGAATATAGCGAAGGCGTTTAATTTTATGTTCGCTGACCAACTTAAAGAGGAACGCGAGCGGCTCGGCCTGACACAGGCCGAAGCCGCAGCGTTGTTGGATGTATCCCCGCGCGCCATTTGGAAATGGGAACACGGCAGCGAACCGCTGCCAGTTACCGCCGAAGGTGTGTTGGCTCGTTTGAAGAAAGCAAAGGCCAAAAAGTGAGCTACAACTTCAAAGATTTTGACGCGCAGTTCCCCGACGATGCAGCCTGTCTCGCCTTCATTTTCAAAGCGCGTTTTGCGAACCACAAATGCGAATGTGGCAAGGCCGATTGCTTCCATCGGCGGACAAAACGGCGCGCTTATCAATGCGCGTTTTGCGGCGCACAGATTTACCCGACTGCCGGAACGATTTTCGAGAAGTCGGAAACCAGTTTGAAGTCTTGGTTCTTTGCCATTTTTCTTTTCGCCAAAAGCAAAAACGGAGTCGCGGCCAAAGAATTGCAGCGGCAGCTTGGCGTCACTTACAAAACCGCGCATCGCATGGGACATAAAATCCGCGAACTGATGGCCGGTAAAGGCAACCCGCTCGCGGGGATTGTCGAGGCCGATGAAACCTACATCGGGGGAAAACGCAGCGGCATGGGACGCGGAGCGGTTGGCAAGACGCCGGTGATCGGCGTTGTCGAGCGGCGCGGGGAAGTCCGCGCAACCGTCGTCACGAACGCGACGGCGGGAAATGCCATCGGGCATATCCGCAAAAATGTTGAGACGACCGCGCAAGTGGTCAGCGACGAATCCCCGATTTACAATTTCACTTCCAAATTTGGATTCAAACACATCCGCGTGAACCATAGCGCGGGGGAATATGTCGTTGGCCGCGCCCACACGAACACCATTGAGGGATTTTGGGCGCAACTCAAACGAAGCATTGACGGGACGCATCACAGCGTTTCCCGCAAATATCTGCAAAACTATGTCAACGAGTTTGCTTTCCGCTACAACCGCCGCTTCGAGGGCTGCGACGTTTTGGGCGAGATGTTTTCGCGGACTTCTTTGACAGCGGGTTCGACGCCAGCCAAAGCAGCCGCAGAAACTTCGATTTAACTTTGTCCATGCTCTCAACATATCACATTTCAAATTCAACTTTTACGGGGCGTGAAGGGATAGTCGCCTAATAAAACATATGAACAAATTCCGACTATTTAAACGAGACGATGCTGGCAAGGAAATGGACAGTTCCGCCGCCGGCTACAAGGACCGTCCGTACTATTTCCGCTTTACCTATCGCGGCAAAGCCTATCCCCGCAGCCTCGAGACCAACGACGCCACCGAGGCCCACAAACGCGCCAGGGCAAAATATGCCGAGATCATTGCTGCCGTGAGCAGTGGCGAGTACAGGCGTCTGGACGCCACCAAACTGCGCAGCAGCGAAAGCGCCACCCTTGAGAAACTCTTCGCCACCTACCGCACCGGACCCTCCGAAGCCAGCGCCAGCACCCGCGCCTTGAATATTCACGCCCTGCGCGAAATCGCCGGCAGCGCCACGCAGGTCCGCGAGCTCACACCTGCACTGGTGCGCGCCTGGTTCGAGAAAATCACCACCAGAATCTTATCAGAATCTGATCAGACTATCGCCGCCAGCCTGAAACGCAGTGCGAACAGCCGCTGGGCCCAGGCCCGCAGCCTCTTCACCGATCGCTGCCTCGCCCACTACGAGGACACCTGCCTGATCAATGGTCCGTCGGCGCTGGCCGACTTTGTGAGGGCGGGCAACAACGCCACGTTCAACCGGATCCCGAAACAAAACTACAATCCACCCGCCGAGGAGATCATCATCAAGACACTCGCGGCATGGCAGGCCCTCGAGGACCGCGACCTCTTCCTCGCCATCGGCCATGAGCTCGCCTTCGGCCTACGCAAGGGAGAAATGGAGCAGGCCCGCTGGAGCTGGCACGCCCAGCGCAACGGATATCCCGTCCTGGACGGCCGTGCCGCTGTGAAGAACGGATCCGGCATCGTCCAGGTCCGCGCGCTGGATCCATTTTATGGCATCATGCAGCGTCGCATCGCTGCCAAGAACTGGCGCCCACAGAACGATGAATTGATCATCAACGGCACCGATACCTACCGCGGCGACGAAATCTACCGCTGCGTCAGCCACTGGCTCCGGTCGCTTGGCTGGGAAACCATGAAGACGAACCACGCCCTGCGCGCCTACGCCGGCAGCCAGGTCGCGATGAAATATGGGATCTACGAAGCCCAAATGTGGCTGCGCCACAGCACCGTGAAAGTCACCGAACAGAACTACAGCCACTTCGTCAATAAATTCAAGCCGGCGGACCTCGAGCAGCTCCCCACGCGCTGGGCTGTGATCGCCGATCTCACAAAAGTTCCATCAGCGCCCGCTGATTACACTTTAGATGCAAGTTCCCAATTCCGACAGACTCCGCCAGACTCCGCTAAAGGAAACGCGATTGAGAAAGCACGGTTGAACTAAAAAGCAATGGTTTCAAGGGAAAACCCCTGAAACCATTGCAATCACAGTGGTGCCCCGGTCCGGACTCGAACCGGAAACCAATTGATTAAGAGTCGCAAGGTAAAAATGGGTTATCAACTACGTTCCAGTCACTTGCGACACAGACAATATTGCAGGTGCCAATTTGGATGAGAGTGCGAAAGCTCTAGTTCTGCCATGGAGGCCTGCTGGCCGTGCTCGACCGCGCGCTCAATTCACTCATATATTCCTTCATCTCATCCGGAGCCAGCGTCTTGCTTCCAGCGATTTTGAGCTCCACCATCGGCGTGAGCTTCACCCGTTCCGCCGGCGTCGCCACCCGCCACACGCGCATCGCGGCGGGCACATCCATGTGCGAGACCTGGAACTGCAGCGGCGTGTACTTCAGCTTGTCGATGATCGTCTGGACCGTGCGCGCGTTCAGCTGGCCCGTCTGAAAGCCCTGCGCCATGGCGGTGCGGCCGGCCGTGTTCTGACCGTTCCGGAACTCCTGGACGATCTCCGTGACCAGTTTGCTGCGCTGAAACTGCTCCTGCGTTCGAGGTGCACCGGGCAGATTCGCGCCGGTGATCTCGGCCGCTAGCTCCTGCGCCGGCGTCATCGTCATCCGCGACGGTACCGGCGTGATCCCAAAGAACGGCAGGATCTCCTTACGCAAGGGAGAGCCCATTTCGTGGAGCTGTTGCGTCCCGCTCACACTGAACGGAATGAACTGCTTGGCCGCGAACTGCGCCACCTCGGAACCCTGCTTCCACAGCGGATCATCCGGGTTGCGGATCTGCACGTCATAAAAATCTTTATTGTCCAGCAGATCGGCGATCCCGGAGAACATCGGGTTCAGAGAATGCGTCAGACTCGTGCCAGGATGCTTGGAATACGCCAGCACGTCCTTCATATAGGACGGCAGGTTGAGCCTGGCTGCGTTCCCGTTCGCGTCCACCTGTCCGGTCCGCGGCATGAAATAATCCTTCACTTCCTGCGGCCGCTGGCCCGTCATCAGGTAGGTCATCGTCCCGCCGATCGTCCCCACCATGATCGGCAGCGCCATCGCGTAGGCCATCCGGTGAGACACTTCCAGCCGTTTACCGGCGGCCGCAGCGTCAGCGACCGCCCCGATGCCTTCGCGATACTTGCCCAACTGCCAGCCATAGGCGCGAAATGCCGTCAGTGCCAGATCCTTCACCACGCGATTGTAGAACAGGTTGTCGTACACGACCTGCCCCATGCGATTGTCCACTGAGTCCCACGCCTTGCGCATCGCCTCACGCGAATCCTGCACCGTTGCGCCGGGCCCCAGCCTGGCGAGCTCGCGCTGCGCCATGTCGGCGAAGACGCCCAGCTTCTGCCGCGGCACCACATATTCCATGATCGGCCGCATTGCCTGCTCCACGGCCGTCAGCGGCGCCAGGGGGATGCTTTTAAGGTAACCAGTCGCCGTCCCCTCATTCCAGGCGCGCTTCAGCCGGCGCATGAAATCCGTTTGCCAGAAACGATCCTGGCCGATCCGGCCGCCGCCCAGCTCGAGCGCCTTTACCAGCGCCGCGGTGTCCGCATCCGTCGATCCCGGGTGCAATGCCTCCTGCATCATGCGCCGCCCCTTGAGAATATTCGTCACCGGACTCACCGGCACGCTGGCAAAAGTCTTCGCCGCCTTGTAAGCATGTCCCTTCGACAGATCCTCGAGGCCGATCGCCAGGCGCGACACCGCCGCATCGAGCGAAGTGAATCCCAGGTGGAAACCGGAGAGCCCCAACTGCGCCGCGTTCAGGATATTGCTCGCCGCCTTAAACGTCCGGTAAAGGGCGAACCGCGAGAGCCCCGGCGATAAATGATTCGTGATCACCTGCGCCGCACCCTCCGGCATCATCCAATGCCCGAGCACCTGCATTCCGCCCAGCTTCATCTCCGTCGTCTCACTGTCATGCGCCATCCCCGGCTGCTGCAACTCCTGCAACTGATCCCTGAGCTTCGGCTGCGTGTCCAGAAACTTATTCACCACATTTAATACGTCCGGCGCGATTTGCTTGAACTTGTCCGGCGCCGCCACATACGTCCGGAAAATCTCCGCCATCTTCTCCACCGAGCTCCGCAGGTATCGCTCATGATTGCCGGACACCTGCTGGCCGCCCTTGCGCAGATCCGCGATCGCCCGCAGCTGCGTCGCGATCTTACCGTTGCCCCGGAACTGGAGCGCGTCCCGGAGCGCCGGGAACTGCCAGTCCAGGTGATGCCCCAGCTCGTGCCAGAGAGTATCCTCCGAGCTGCCGACTTGGGCCCGGATCTCCTTCGTACCGCGGTCCGCTTCAGCCCAGCGCTCGCCGCCCAGGCTCGCCACACGCTTGTAGCTCACGCCGATGTCCTTGAGGATGTCGCCGAGCTTCGCCCGCTGAAACTGATCGTAGGCCTCCGTCACTGATACCACCGGCGGCCGCTGCACGATGAAGGCCGGATCATCGATCGTCCGCCAGCCGTCCGGCAAGCGCTCGAACAAATATTTAAACTTCATCGCACCCGTCGCCTTGAACTCCGAGGTCGCCTTGAGCGCCATTAGGAATTTGTCCATGCTGTGCATCTTCGCGATCAACAGGTCCACCGGGTTGTCCGATATCGGCTTGAGTCCCTTCGCCAGGCCGTCCGCAAAGAATGGCAATGACCGCTCCTTCAGGAACTCCCTGCGCCCTTGGAACAGCCGGCTGGAGACCTGCGCCATCACACCCTCCGCGCGCTTGGGATCCTGCCATATGTGGGGGAAATAATTCTCGATTAAATGCTGCAGCGCATTCGGCGCGTACTTCTGGATCTCCGTGATCCGCGACTGAAATTCTTTTTGGAACGTCGCCGCCAGGTCCTGGTACCGCTGCGGCAGCTGCTTCGGATCGCGCTCCATCGCATCAATCACGGCGTAATTGTGCGGCAACGGCTGCGCCGGGTCATATTTATAGTTCGCCGGTACCGGCGTCTGGTCAAACTCCTTGCGAAACGAGTGCATCGCTTCATCCGCCCGCGCCAGCGCGAGCGCGTTCTCGCCCATGAAATGCCGCAGCGCATTGCCCACACCGCGCGCCCCGGCATCGATCGTCTGTGGCGCCGCGAATGTCTTTACCGGCGCCAGCTGCGTGGCCATGAACTGCGCCACCGGATTCACCTGCGGGACCGGCCGCGCCGTCACAAACGGCGGAGGAGTGACCGGCGAAGGCGCCTTGCGGCTTCCGCCGCCGAAGCCAGCCACTTCATTCTCCTCCGGCGGCATGGCTTCATCTATTTTAACCTGCGGTTGCGCTTCCTCGATTTCTTTAACCGGCGGCGCGATCGCAGCCTCTGCAGTCGGCGCCGCCGCCCCTTCAGGAACAATCGCCACCGCGGGCCCCGCGGCCGCGGCGGAGGCCGCCGGCGCAGCTGGTGCCGTGGCTGCCGCCGGCGGTGAAGGTGCGTTCGCGTTCTCTGCAGGTGTTACGGTTGGCTCCGAAGCAGTTTCCGCGGCAGCTTCTGGCGGCCTCGCCAGCACCGGTGTCTGCACCGCCTCCGCTGGCGCCGCTGCCGGTGTTCCCGCTGTGGCCGCACCGCCAGGTACCTCCCAGGGCGGAGGTACAGGCGTCTGGACGGTCGGCTCCGCTTTCGCCTCGATGGCATCCGCCTCTTTGAGGGGCACCTTGAGGCCCAGCGCCCCGAGGCCTGCCCCGATCGCGCCGGCGACCGCCTCGTCTGGCTTGCCTGCGTGGATGGCTTGCGCCACCTGGAGCGCGCCTTGCGCCGTCATTCCGGCGGACATGAGCTTGATTGCCGCCGCGCCCATCTTTGCCGGCAGGGCGCCCGGCGCGAGCATGAGGGGGATATTGTCAGGATCCGCAAAGCCGGCTGCCGCCTCGGCGGTCCCGCTCTCGGCCGCGGAGGCTGCTTTCTTGAGCCAGGGTGGCGTTCCCTTGGGCAGGAAGGCACCCACCTCATCCGGCGTCAGCTTGGCGGACTGCGCCAGTTGCTGCAGCGCCTCTGAATCCGAGGGCAACGCGTCAAACGGCAGGCCGGCACCGTTCGCGCGCGCTTTCAATTCGGCGTAGTCGGTGAGCTGCTGCTGGTGCAGGGCGGCGACCTTCTCCGGCTGCCCTTCAACGAGTCCGGCCAGCGTCTCGTACCGCTGCCCGATCGCTTCGGCCGCATTGGCCACGTCCGCCGGCGTCTTGATTGCCGGCGGTGCATTGATCTCCGCCATCGTCGGCTGCGTGATCTTAACGGGAGCTGGCTGTTCCCACGGCGGAGCCGTATTGGCCGCACCGCTAGGTGCCTGCTCCCAGGGCGGCGTCTCGACGGCATCAGCCATATTATTTTCCCCCTAAAATTTTCTCCGCTGCGCCCTCGCCATATTTCAGATCGAAGCTCGCCGCCTGCTCCGGATGCTGCGTGAGATAGTCGATATACTCCTGCGGTATGGCAGGAGCCGCCATGGCCGCCGCCGCGCCAGGTGCCGGAGCACCTGCAGCCGGAGCCCCCTGCCCATTGAGTGTATCAATCAGCGCCACCTGTCCATTTTCGTGGCCCACCACATCCTGCGTCCCGTCCGGGTACGTCGCGGTGAGAACGCCTTTAGGGAAGGCCGTGCCCTTCGGATACTTGCCGGACTTGAGCGTAGGCGCTTTCGCTGGCTGACCTGTGATCGTGTACTTGCCCGTCTTCGGATCAAACACGCCGGAGACGCCATTTTGATTAAACGGCTGCGGTCCCTTGTCCGTCTGGAGTTGGGACCCGGGTCCGTACTGATCAAAGAGATTCTTAAGCAACGGCCCCGCCACGCGAGGATTCGAGGCGCCCATGGTCGCGAGCGCATGAAATTGCGCCTTCTCGACCGGCTTCAACGTCGAGGTGAAGTCCGAGTTCTGATCCATCGACTGGGCCCACCGCGCCAGCGCGCCAGCCTGCGCCTGGGAATCAGACGTAGCCTGCTGCCGCGCCGCGCCCACGTCGCCGTAATATCCCGCGCGAGCCTGCAGCTCCTGCTGTTGCGCCGCGTCCATCTTCGCCTTCTGCTGTGTCGCGAACGTTGTGGTGAGCGCGCCGATCATGCCCTTCTTCGCGGCCAGGCTTGCGCCAGCGAACTTGGATAAAATATCCGGATCCACCTTCGCTCCCGCCTGCGCCATCATCGGCACGATCATTTTGAACGTCGTATTGGCGTCGGCCTGGTCCTGCACATTTTGCTTATGCTGCTTAATTGCTTCCACCAGTTCATTGCCGGCGTTCTCCGCCCCTTGCTGGATGGAGCGTCCCGCGTCTGCATTCGCCTGCACCGCCCCCGGCGCCACCGGGCTCACCCCGGGATTTCCGGGAGTCAAAAATGGAGATAATTGTGTGTCCATATGGTTCCTTATAAAAGTGCCAACATTGCCAACGATCCCAATGAAGAGGCTCCCGCGCCGATCAAAGAGCCAGTCGAAGAGGCTCCCGCGCCGATCAAAGAGCCAGTCAAAGAGGCTCCCGCGCCGATCAAAGAGCCAGTCAGGCTGTTGCTCGAAGCCGTGTTCGCGCTCGCCGTCTGCGCCTGACTGTTGTAAACCGATTCACCCGCGTTCGGATTAAACTGCTGCCCCGGCAAGAGCTGGCTTGCGCCGCCCAACAGATTGCCGGCCGCGCCCGTCGAGTTCGACGGAGTGCCCAGGATCGAGAGAAACGGATCCGTGTAAAACTGATTGTTCGCTCCCAGCACACTGCCGGCGAATTGTTGCCGCTGCTGCTGCATCTGCTGCCCCGCCTGTGAATTTGCCAGCACGTTACCGTAGGCGGCCGCCGGCCCGTACGCCACGCCCCGCGAAGCCTGTGCGGCATTCACCTGGTTATTGAGCTGCCGCTGCTGATCCGCGGTGAGCTGCGTCCCCGCCGCGAGTTCTGAGCTCGCCTGCGTGTTAAGCTGCCCCAGGAGATTCGCCGACTCCGGGCTGGCGGCATTGATCGCCGCCGTGTATTGCGGGCCCAACTGCGCGAGATTCGTCAGCGTGCTTTGCGCCTGCGTCGTGTTGGCAGCTGCCTGCGCTGCGGCTGCGGCCGGCGCCGCCTGATTCTGATACTCCGAGAGCAGCCCCGGCGTGGTCGTCTGGCCCCAGGCATTCGTCGCGCCATTGAGGAGCGTGCTGATGTTCGAAAGATTCAGGCCCGAGTACTGCGGCTGAAAGGTGGCGTTGGCCTGGAAGAGCTCCGGCGCCTCATTCACCTGCGCCTGCAGCGTCGCGGCGGTCTGTTGGCCGTAATCCGGCACCGCCGGCGCACTCGAGCCCATTCGCGCGCCCGCGCACCCCGGCCACGCCGCCGCGGTCCCGGCCACGATCAAGGCCGCGATTTCCTGACAAAGTTTTAGTTGTTCACGTTTCATAACGAATTAAACGGTCAATCAGTTGAGGGCTGTACAAATGTTTTTCCCAATCTTTCTTGCTGCGCCGCGCAAAAATCTTGAGCCGGCGCCACTCCGGCCACTCCCCCTGCACCCGCCGGATCATCGTCGTCAATACGCCTGGACGAATCGCCACCGCATTCTCCACCACCAGCGAATCCCCGGCCGCGTCAAAGGTCCAATGCTTCCCCAGATCCGCTTCATTCACCCGCGTCACCGTCATGAGCCCCAGCACCCGGCCACCGTCATTGCTCACATACACCAGCGTCCCGTTGCGCAGATGCCACCGCAGATACGTCACCAGGATCTCCGTCGGCCAGCCCGAGAAGCACCGGCCGCCATGCACCGCCACAAATTCCACCAGCCCATCGATGTCCATATCAGTAGCGAATGGTCACGTTGAGCAGATAGTTCGTCAGCGTCAGCCAGCTTCCCGTCCACGTCCCGCTGCTCGAGTTCGTGTAAAACTGCCAGTTCACCCCATCCGGATTTCCCGGGTAACCCGTCGTCGCGAACACATTCTGCGTCACGTACACGTAATTGGTGTCCGCCGTCCAGGTGAACACCGGGTAGGTCGTCGTCCCGTTCCAATACGTGGGATTCAGCGGGCTGAGAATGGAGTTATTCAGGAAGGAAGCCGTCGTCCCGCTCTTGTAATAAACGTCCTTCCAATCCAGCGCCGGCCCCACGCTCGGCGCATTCGTCATATAGTTGGTCACACTACCCACCACGTTCGACGTGATCACAAACGTCCCCAGCGGCTGCAGCCACGCGTGCACCGAGGTCGGCAGCTCGCCGAAGAAGTGCGGGATCAGATAACTCGTCGGCGCCGTGCCGAATCCAGCCGTCGTCGCGTTGAGCAGAATATTCGTCTGCACCTGCTGCAGGTTCTGCGTCCACGCCACCTGTGCCGTGACGTTGGTGAGGAAATTTGTGCTATAGATCGGCTGTCCGGAAATGTTCGTGCCCACCAGCGTCAGGTTCGTCAGGACATTGGTGAAATACATCGCGGCGCTGTTCATCACAAATGCCAGGCCTTGCCGGGCCCACACGTTCGTCGTCTGCGGCGTGGAGACCAGCACGCCGTTCGTCCCGCCGTTTTGCAGCTTCGTCACCTCGATGCCGGCATTGGCGTTGATATTCGTGTCCACGATGCAGTTCGTGGTCAGCGAGAGCCACGGGAAGGGCATCAGCGTATTATTCGTGGTCGGCACCCCATTCGTCGGAGCCACGCTGTTGGTATTCGCAAAACTGTTCGTGCCCAGGAAAAAGTAATTCGTGTCGATCCACAGCATCACATACTGCCCGCTGCCGCCCACCACCCCGCCGCCGTTGAATAACGAGACATTGATCTGGTTCGTGGAGATGCCCCCCGGCGCCACCTGGATGGCTCGCGGGCTCGCGCTGTTGTAATCCAGCGTGATGCCATCCACCACCGAGTTGGCCAGCAGCGAGCCATTCACGGAGCCCGGCGTCAGGCCCGTGGTCCCGTCCACCGTGCCGGCGATCGTGATCGAGGGCTCGCCCAGTTCATTGAGCGACGCGATCGATGGGATCTCCGTCGGCCCAAACACGTACCCCGGCGTCACCGTCGCCGTCAGCGTCGCAAACGATTGGATCACCAGCGCCGAGAGCGCCAGCACCACCCCGAACAGTTTCAAAGTTTTATTCTTCATTTTCTTTTAATGCGGTGGCGATATGCGCCGCCGAGTCTTGTTGCTTCGTCGTATCGATGAACTCGTGTGCCAATCCTAGCCTGGCGTAATAGTCGCCGGCGCCCCGGTGGATGGATCGCGTGCAGCCGTCTTGCTGCACGCTCACCATCACGTGTACACTCGAGCAGTGCTCTTGAAGCGTTGCTACAGCTCGATCCACAAGTTTTGAGATATCATCCATTGTCCAACCAAATTAAACTTGCGCATTATCCAGCGACGGTCCGGCCACCGCCCTTATTTGCACACTCTGGATCCGCAGCGAGCCCGTCGTGTTGGCAATCACGTACTGGATCCCCCAGTCATCGAGCCGGTGCCGAAAACCTTCCGTGTGATTCTGGTGCGTATCCGGAGCCCCTTCCGTGAGCTCTGCCGCTGAAATCTGATAATCCTCCCGGTACGGAGCATTAAAGGGGCTCGTCCCCGGCACGTAGGGCCCGTAGCCCTGGTCCGCATAGGCCAGCCGGTTGTAGAGGATCGGGCTGGGCAACAGGACCTCTGCTTCGTTCTCGCCGGGAGTCTGAGCGGTCACCGTGATCGACGGTGCGTAAGAGTCCCACGTCGCATCCATCGCCAGGTGCAGCTTGCGCGTCATGCTGCTGCACGTGTAGATCCGCGTCGTCATCGAGTCCGACACCGGCGTCGTGCCATCCGCGAAGCCATCCCCCAGCCATTGCACCTGTCCAGACGGTTGGATGAAGCACAACCGCTCATCCCCAAAGACGGTCAGGCGCGCCATCCCGGAGGCGACGAGCGCTGCCCCCTGCCACATCCCCTCCCACGCCTGGTTGAGAAAGTTGTACACCAGCCAGGCGTTGTTCACCACGGTGCCCGTCTGGCCCTTGAGCGGCACCGCCAGATAGAACCGATTGTTCCAGTAGCACGCCGTCGCCATGGCCGCGTTGCGCCAGTCGATCAGGTTGATGTACTTCTGCAGCGGCTTGGAGACCGGCTCCGCCACGCCCTGCGTGATCCCGTTGATCGTCTGCGTGATCGAGGCCACGCCCTTGCGCGAGAAGAACCACACATCCGCGCCCACCTGCACCGCCGAGAGCGGCGCAAAACAGCCATACTCCCGCGTCACCGTCGTCAGGCTCCACGCACTCGAGCCCTGGCTGAAATTGCTGAGGAGCAACACCTCGTTCTGCTTGAGGATCAAAAGACTGTCCAGGAGCGGCAATGGCACCAGCGCCTGCACATTATCGCTTTCGCCAAGATTCGCCGTCACCGCCGCCGTGAACGGCGTGAAATGCAGCGGATCCAGCGGATCTGATATTGCCAGCGTGCAAGCCTGGTTCACGATCACCAGCCGGTTCTCGAGATAGCAACCTTCGCGCCCCGGCGGCATCGGCAATCCGCTCGCCCCGCTCTTCACGATCGTCGCCGTCGTCGGCGAGCTGTTATTCGCGAGCCCCTGCAAACCCGTGGCGCCGGCCGCCAGCGCGTCATTCGCATTGTCGTAGAGCTGCAGCGTGTTCGGGCTCGTCGGGTTGGCATATACCGGCACGGCCAGAGCCCCCCCGCCCGTGAGCGTCACCCCAGTCACCGTGATCGCATCGCCCGGCAGCAGGTTATGATTCGGCGCCGTGATCACGTTCGAGGTCACATTCGTCACCTGCACCGCCGTCGGCACATCCGTGAAGCCGTCGTCCCACAGCGTGTTCCCGATCGCATTCGGCTGCGCCAGGAGCGGCGGCGCGCCATTGCCATAGAAGCCCGGCGTGCTCGCATTGCGCATCAGGTAGAAACTCCCGTACGCACCGGCAAAATTGATCTGTGTCGTCAGGCCCTGATCCAGGAACAACTCCACCAGGTTCCCCGTGAGCGTCTTCACGTAATACTGGCTGCCCGGGTTCGGCACACTCCCGCTCGAGACCGCCGGCGTGAAGTAGGAGTTCGGCATCGCCACAAACTGCACCAGGTCCCCGTTGTTCCAGTTCGGCTCCGTGTTGAGCTGGATCTGCGCGCTCGCGTTCACCGCACTCGCCTGAAAATAATGCCGCTCATTCCCCTGGCGCAGCAGCACCAGCCCGTTATAGCACGGGATCAACCGCGTCGTGCCCCACACATCCTGCCCGTTGAGCGGCACCAGCAACGGCTCATTTCCCGGCTGGATCCGCCAGCAGCGGCCGCGGCCGCCATCCTCGCCGGCCAGCAGGCGCCACTCATCCGTCAGCACCACCTGCACATCAAAACCCTGCGGATCATTAAACCGCGTGTACCCCACCACGTTGAACAGCGGATACGCCACGATCACCGTCGTCACCGGCGTGCTCACATAGATCGAGATCAGGTTGTAACTCGTCTGCGTCGCCGTGAAGATCACCCCGGTCGCCGCCAGCGGCGGTGAGCCCGGGGGCACCTGCAGCCCCAGCGCATTGCCCAGGCTGTAAATGATGTACTGCTGCCCGATCTGAAAACCCGTGATTGTCACGCTGGAAATGTTGGCGATCCGGTTGCTGGGAAAACTCTTGCCCGCGCACAGATTGTTTTGCGGAATGATCGTCCCCCAGCTCTGCGTGTTCACGCCGTTCCGGGGCCAGGCCCGGCCGTCCTCAAATCGCTTGTTCACCGCGTCAGCCACGGTACCCGCCGGCAGCTCCTGCGGCGGATGAAACGTATCCACGCCGGTGAAGGAAGTGTCACCATCCGTCACCCACGGCTGATTCGAGAGCTTCCGGATCTGCGTCGCGTACCGCGAGTTCAAATCCTTCGCATCCAGAAACGGGGAAGGTGGTGGGATGATTCTCATACTAGTGCTGCTGTTGAGCGGCCATGGCGTTCACATCCTTCGTGTCGTTGATCAAGTCACGCTGGCGGACCGGCCGGCGAGGCACCGGCGTCAGCCGGCGGAGCTCCACCAGGATCTCCGATTGCGCCAGCGCCAGGAACTCATCCCCCTGCGCCACCTGCCCATCCGCCCGGCAGAGATGCCCGGCGGCCGACCACGCCAGGAAATTCCGGAACCGCGTCGGGATCGTATAGCTCGTAAGCGCACTGCCCGTGAGCGCGTTGATATCCGGACACGGCAGCATGTACTCCACGTACACCGTGGCTTGCGCGCCGTCCGGCAGCCAGAGCTGGTTGCCCTCGTCCTCAAACCGCAGCGCATAGTACCGGTTCGTCGTCTGCGGATTCGCCGTCCAAACGCCCAGAACATCCCCGAAGGCCACCGGTGCCGCCGTGAAGGCCGTCGCCACGCTCGTCGTCTGCCAGCTCGCGGCGATCAGCGTCGGGCTCGTGTAGCGGGGCTGGCCCGTATTATCCGTCAGCGTCCACACCCCGGCATTCAACGCCAGCGTCCAGCCTCCCGCATTGCTGTAGTTATTGGTGGCCGGGTTGAACGTGTAGATCCCGTTGCCGTTCGCGATCGTCACGATCCCGCCGCCCGGGCTGCCGCCGACGATCGTGGGAATCCCGCTCGCCGTCACATTCGGCGGCTGGTACGGATTGGGGATCAGGTTGCCAAACGCCACGCCGTTGCCCCCCAGCACCACCGCCAGGATCGGCGGGATGAGTTCCGGCCACTGATACTGCCCGTTCCACACCTCGCGCAAGGCCGTCGCGATGAACCCCTGGCACATCAGCGCCTCCTTCACCGGCAGCTTGTCGCGCGTCCGCCCGGCCACTTCCGCAGCCTGGTTCAAAATGTCCTGGTACGTAACCGTGATCATAGTTCGTCGTCCTCTAACTCTGTGACATGCACTTCATGCAACCGTGGCGAATTCAGCAGCTGCGTCGGCGAACCAAAGTCCTGGTACTGCAACCGGACCAGCGGCTGGATCTCCGCTGGCTGCGTCTCCCGCAGCCCTCGCAGCACCCACTGCGAGCAAAAGCAACCGCGCCCCTTGGCCGGCGGCATGTCCACCGCATACCGCAGCAGGTCCTTGATTGAGTACGGCGCCGGATGCGCCAGCTCCTTATCAATCCACACCTCCAGCTTCGCGCTCCCCTCCGGCGTCAACCCCTCGATCCGGAACACCCGCACCACCCGGGATTCACCCGGCTTCCACAGGCGCTCATGCACGTGTGGCCAAAAATTCTCCGCAATCTTCCCATTGCCCCGGACGAACGACGCATGGCCACCCGTGCCGTGGGTGATCAACTTGATCCCCGCATCCAGCGGATCATGCGCAATCGGCCAAATCGCAATGTGAACCATGCGGCTCATTTCAGAACGTGTGCGAGAAGTTGAAGTGCAGGAAGGGCATCACCGGCCGCAGCCCTGACCCCACCGCGTTCACAATGCCGCCGCCGATCGTCAGCGGCCAGCCGCCGATCGGATCGAAGGTGATATCGCCAAAGCCCGCGGTCTGCTCCATCAGCGTATTGCCGCCGGAGGAGAGCCGCACCGCCGGCCCGGATTCAATCTTCATCTCGATCGGAATGTTGAAGATCGGCAACGTCTCCACCTTCGAGACCGATAAGTTCACCGTCGCATCATAGAAGCCCCAGTGAGTTGCGGTACCGCCGCTGGCCGTTGGCTGCTTGGTCTGGATGGCAAACACGCCGAAGCCCACATTCACCAGCGAGTTGGTATCCACACTGCCAGCCTCCAATCCGAAGCCCGATTTGGAGCCGTTGCGCAGGAAGATCACGCCGGCGGTGATCGGATTCGTCAGTGAGATATTCTTGAACACGTTGTAGGAATCGTTGGCCACCTGCGCCACGCCGGTCCCTGCCTGCGCGATCAAATTGGAGAGCGTCGTGATCCCGCCGCTGGCGTTCACCTCCACGTAGTTCGTCGAGGTCACCACATTGGTCACATAACCCCAATTGGTGACGGTGAGTCCATCCGGCGCCTGGTAGAGGAACGGCCCCACCCTGGTGATGGTGAGGTTCGTGGTGATCACCGCCGTCTGCGCCCGCGCCGCGCCGGCCATCATTAAGCCGAAGATCAGCATGAGCCCCAGCTTGATGCCGGATTGCCCGGTCACCACCGGCGCCCCGCTCCCGGGCTTCCCGTGCTGCACATGGGCGATCAGCCAGGTCCCGCCGGCGATGAGGAGCAGGAGCAAGTCCCGCACGTCATTCGTCCAACTGTCTGGACTGATCCCGACTTTCGCCGCCGTGGCCGCCGTGGCGCCCACGATTAAAGTTACCAGTGTATTGATTAGTTGTGCTCGATTCATATGTTTCCCTTTCTCGTTTTCCCCTTCATGGGGTCCGGGCTACGCCCGGTTAGCTGAATGGAATTCTCCCGCCAGGATGCCGGCAGGATTTCCGGACCTCTTCCAGCAAAGTTTCAAAGCGCATCTTGGTCACCTCGTCATTCTTCTCGAGGGCCGCCTTCACCTCCGTCTGGGCGATCACCGCCCGCTCATTGGAATCCGCGATCCGATCGAGCGTTTGTTGCTTGCGCTCGTCCATCAGCGCGTCCCGCTTGTTCTTCTGCGATTCCAGGAAGAACTTCGCTACCGATCCAAAGACGAGCGTGAAGACCCCGCCCGCCGCGACCCAGGAACCTGTCATTTGCGCCCCCGACAATTCAGATAAAAGCGTCATAATTTTATGCGTGAATTTTGCGCCCTAATGAACAACTGCCCCCCCGCCACCACCGGAAAGTTCGCCGTCCCCTGCAACGCCATCGGCCCCTCCCAGCCAATCGGCCAGGGAGCGGGTGCGGCCGGCGAGCTGTTCGTCCGCAGAATCGTGAATCCATTCGTCTGGACATTCGTCCACTTCACCAGGATCGGCAGCAAGCCGCCCCCAGTGCCGCCGCCGCCAGAAGAGCCATTCGTGCCGAAGGCCTGGGAAGTTGGACTGTAGCTATACACCTGCACCGAGTTCGCCGGCTGGCTGTAACTGCCCGCCGTGTGGGCCGTGTTCAACCACACCGTCAGCGCTGCACTGTTGGCGCTCGCATTGCGCACACTCACCTGCCCGTTCGTCGGCATGAAGTTGGGCCACGTCGTGTCCAGGGTGAGCGAGCCGCCGCTGATGGAGGAGGTCACCAGGGCATTCGGCCCGTTGCTGTAGTACATCGGCACATTCCCGCTCGTTACCGTGAACGCGTTGGTGATCTGGTTATTGACGGCCACATAAGCGAATGGCGTCCACACCCCGCTGTAACCGCCGCCGGAGCTCGTCTGGATCGTCTGCGTGATCGCCGGATTCACCGAGTTCCCGATCACCATATAGTTCGACGTCTGCCCAAAGTACTGGTCATCCACGAGGTAGAGGGGCTGCCCATCCGTATTCACCGAGGCGATGTAGTTGCTCTGGATCGTCACCGTGTTGAGCGCCGTCAAGCCCGTCGTCGCGCCCGCCTGGAAGAGCTGCGAGAAATTGGTCAGCGAACAATTTTCGATGACCAGATTCGTCCCGGGTCCGGTGCCCCCGAAGTAACCCGTGGTCGTGGCCGTCACGAACGGAATATTCCCGCTGCCCGTCGGATACGTCACCGCACAGTTCGAGATCGTGATGTAATCGCCCATCTGACACTGGATGCCGTTCGCGTTCCCGCCGGCCTGGAGGCCCCAGGGCCAGATCGTGCAGTTCAGCACAGACTGAGGATGGCTGCTCAGGACGCCACCGTCGTAGGCAGCGAGGTTGCTGCCGATGTTAGTGACCGTGCAGTTGATGAAAGTGCCGGGACCGCAGTTCTGATACTGCTCCTCAAACCATTGGTACAAGCCGTTGAAGGCGCAGTTAGTATAGAGGAACCCGGTGTAAATATTCGCCGCCGTTGCATTGCCATCCACATATAGGCCGTTGATAAACGTGGTGAACCCCGCCGACGGCTGGTCAATACTAATGTTCTCCTCACCACGCCAGTGCATGAAAGGTGCGTTGATGAATACCAGGTTGAGAAAATTGGCGTCTCCGTTATTGTCCCAAACCTCCAGGCCATGGTCGGAGTCGTCCCACTGACCGCCGTCAGTTTGATTGATCGCCTCACCATGCGTTCCAGTCAGCAAGCCCACTTGCACGCCGCCGTCCACCGTGAGATTCGAAACCACTGTCAGCAGGGATCCATTCTGGATCGCTGGAGGATATTCCTGAAAATATTCGCCGCGCAGTACCGAAGGTTCCACCGGGCCACCGCCTCCGACTGCATAGTTCTTGTACTGCCAGGCGCCCGAACACATCAAGTCCGGTCCGGCGTTGGTGTTCATGCAGTTCGTTCCGTCTCCGTAGATCACAACTCCGCCGTTGGTAAGCGCCAGGCACCAGCACCCATAAGGCCCGCTCGTGTCAGCAATTGGAATTGAAAGGTAAACGCCAGTAGGCGTGTACGGAGCACCCGGAAAGTACATGTTCGTGCCCGGCCCGCACTGCGCGTAGCAGTTCATGTTGCTCACGGTATTATTGCGCCCCACGACGCAATAGGCTCCGGTGAGCGTGTTGGAAGCCACACGGCTCATCGTCACGCTCGTGCCCGAGATGCTGCTGATCGTCGCCACCTGGTCCTGCCAGCCCACACCGCTCGAGCCCGAGCTTAACGTCCCGTATTGCGCCCACCCGGCGTTGAACAGGATGATCGCCTCATTCACGTATGACTGCGGCAGCGTCACCGGAAACGTGACCACCGCGGAATTGCTCGTGCAGTTCACCAGGCAATTGGTCGCGTCGCCCCAGGCCCCAAAATTCGTCACGTTCAACGAAACGGCCGTGCCGAACCCGAACGTGGCGTTGAGATGGGCAACTTCGTTCGTCGCCATGATGAAGTAGCCGTCTCCATGCCAGGGCAAAGGATGAACACCGTCTCCTGAACCACAGAAGTAAGGATAATTCACTGTGGTCAACACGTTGGTGTTAATGAAGTCCCGATCCACATTAGTTATACCCACGGCAATCGCCGCATTTCCGATCCAGTAGCCGTAGTTCGTCTGCGTCACCGTCGGTCCCGTGAAACTGCTGGGCGACGAGAAGAAGTTCATCGGATCAATGCAGATGTGGCTAGGCGCCACATATTGGGTCAGGATGTGAAATACATTGGTCGCCGCAATATAGTCATTCGTCTGCGTGAACCCGTAATACCAGTCGTTCATCGCCAGGTCGCCACCCAGGAAGATATAGGTCGGCAACGTGCTGAACACCGCGTTGCTCACGGTCTCGTACACGCGCTGCTGCAGGTTGGATTCACCCGTGCCGCCGGCACCGCCGCCGCCCGGATTCAGGAAGCCCGTTCCACCTTCGCCCTGCGGCACAAATCCGATATAGTTGCCGAGTCCATATTCCAGCGCCTCATCCCATTGATAGTGGCTGCCCAGCCAGCGATAGTCCGTCACCGGCGGCGGCGTCCCGATCTGGGCCGTATAACCCTCCCCATAGCTCGCCGAGGGACACACCACCAGCGCCTGCATCGGTAGAGTGCTCTTTGAAATGGAATCCCCGCTCTGCACATATACGCCGGCGATCAGGCCCCCTTGCTCGCTCGATGCCAGGGCCACGATATTCCTGGCCGCCTTCGTCGGAAACGTGACCGTGGCGATGCAATACCCCTGTCCGTACGCCATCTGCACCACACTATTGGAAAAGTAAGTGTAGTTAGTCGCATCGTAATAGAGCTGGAACTGCGGATAGCCGCCGATCAGCAGCACCCCGAACGTCTGCGCGTTGACATTGAACGCCAGCTTTGAAGGCATGTTCAAACCCTGCGGATTATTGTTCCGACCGATGAAGAACCCGCTGATATTGGTCGTCCCGCAGGGCTGGTTGGTGGACACCACGAAAGGCGCCCCGTAATACGAGAAAATGCTCGTGTCCGACCAGATATGGTAAGTCGGGCTCGTGAGCCCGGCGGTCTGCCCCGGCGTGGTATAGATCGAGCTGAACGTGATCGTCGGCGTGTCCTGCGCCAGCAACGTCACGTTGCATCCGATGATGAGCAATAGGATGTAAGCCCAGCGATTCATTTCTTGTCCATGTAGCGAACTTCACGGCGTTTGAAATGAACCCAATTCGTGGAGACCACGTGATTGGTGAAGGCCAGGCGGTAGTACTCAAAGCGCGTGACCGGCGGCAACGCGTTGGTCACCCATAAGCCGGGAACGGGTTGCGTCACCTCATTGGTCTGGATCGTGTACTTCTCCACCCTCCAGTTGGAGGGCAGCACCGCCACATTGGCGAGCGGCTCCAGGTTGGTGGTGACGATCCAGTTAGTTGGCCCCGTGTCTGACCAGGCGGCCTGCATGTTGGTTTGCGCCGCGGCCGACAGCGTGGTCAGCATCAGCGCTAGCAGTAGGTATTTAGTTTTCATTGGGCACCTGCCGAGTAGAGGGTTGAGATTTGTCCGCTGGTTAAGGCCGAGGAGTAAATTCTGACGTCATCCAGTCCGCCGCCGTAATATTCCGTGCCAGCCGTCAATTGAGAGTTTCCGTAGTAAATGACGCTGGTATTGGAAAATGAACCGGTGGGCAGAGTGCCGCCAGAGACGTCGCCGTTGTTGGCCGAAGAGGCATCGATGTAAACAACAATGTCATTGGCATTAAATCCAGTTCCCCCGCCTGTCTTATTGAAAGTCACAGCCACGAAATGCCACGAGTTGTCATTGACCTTCGTCGTGTTCTGCGCCGCCGACCAGCCGGTCGCCGTCTGGACTGTCCCAAAGACCTCACCTTCCTGCCCTACGCTGGGTCCATAGTTCAGCCCGACCGCCCAGCCGTTGCCGCCACTGATGCCCGCGGTCGTCATCTTGCAAACAATGCCTCCGAGGTTATCGATGTTATCGCTGGTGCGAACCCAAAACGTGACCGTGAACGTGTTGAGGTTGTCCGCAATGCTCACCGACGTAACGTAGTTGCCGGACGAGATGGTTGCGGCATCATTGGCGACTGAATTTTGGCCCGTTTGATAGGTCGCCGTGCCCGTCCAGGTCCCGTTGTAGCCGTTCCCCGACGAGTCCAGGGCGTTGTTATCGAAATAGAGAGCGGATAGGGGGGATGGCGATCCGCCGCCACCAGAGCTGACATACGAAAACGGCGCAAACATCTCCACCTGTCCAAACACCTGGACAGTCAGCAAGGTCAGGCACAGGCTCAGCACTTTCATAAGGGCGTCAGTTGGAAGTTTCCGAGCAGCGCGCCCGCGTTGCCCGAGCCGGTGGAGAGGTTGGTGAAATAGTAGGTGGCGCCCGGCGCGATGATCTGGCAAATGTGGTTCGTGGTCGCCCCGGCAATGCTCGAGGTGGTCGTATTGTGCGCCCCCATGTAATTCGTGTAATGGCCGGGAATACACAAATCGCAGGAGACATAGCCGGCAACGGCCGCCTGGGTGAGAACCGTGTCCGCCTCGAGCACGATCGGCGCGTTGCTGTTGTTGACATACTGCGTGCTCAGGACATACGCCGGAATGGATTGGTAGAACAGGAGGTTGGTGCTCGAGATATTGGTCCAGTTGATCCCGTTATTGGTCCACGCCAGTGTCGTGCCTGACAGGGAGACGGCGTATTGATTCGCCCCGGCCACGTACACCTGCTGATCCAGGTTCGAGGCATAGAGCGCCCCGGTGAAGGTATTGGATTGCCCCTGCCAATAATTCGTGGCCGAGCTGCCTAGCTGCGCCTCGCCACCGTTATTCGTCCAGTTGTTGTTGTTGTACACGCCATCCAGCAGCGACGCGAAGGCGTTTGAAAAGATTCCATTCCCGCCGGTCCCGTTGTTGGTGATGCCGGGGAGCTGGTTAAAGTTCGCACCGCCCGTGGAGCTGATCACGCCCGAAGCGATCGTAATCGTCGAACCATCCGGCTTCACCACGCCGAGAGCAGAAGTTGTCGCCACCGGCAGTTGCGCCACCGGCACCGTCCCGCTCGTCACCTGGCTGCCATTGAGCGAAGTCAGGCCCGAGCCATTGCCGTTGTAAACGCTCCCAGCCGTGGTCTGAAAACCGCCCGCACTGGAGATCGGGCCGCCGGTGTATCCGTTCGTTATTGCCCCGCCAAAGGAAGTGATGCCGAATCCGCCGTTATTCTGGATCCCGCTGCTCGAGTCCACCGTCACCACGCTAATCGTCGCCGGCAGGTTGGCGTTCGGTAGCGTCGTCCCGGGAGCCGCGTAGTTCGCGCTAAAGCTAAGGCCAGTACCGTTCGTGCTTAGCGCCACGTTGGTCACGCCGGCCGCAACCCAGACCTGCAGGAAATACGGCGGATTCTGGTTATTCGTGCCAGACAGCTGCAGCACCTGGCTGGCGATAATCCCAATGATATCATTCGTACCCGTCGCGCTGATCTTATTCGCCCCCGTGGTACCGCCGATATCCCCCGCCATGCTCCCGCCGCCGCCCGCGAACTGCGAGGCGATCGTGTAGGCCTGCGCCGCAGAGACCAAGGTATTGGTATTGGTGGGCAGCGCCTGCGAGGCGTTGGTGAGCGCCGAGCTGCCATAGAGAATCCCGGCGAAGTACATGGAGACCTCCGAGGTCCCGATCCGGCCAATGCCTGAATCCCCCAGTTGTCCGGCATTGTCGATATCCAGGTTGCCGCCGGTGTCCACAATGTTTAATCCCGCCCCGTTGCCGAGGGCGACGTTGTTGGATCCATTCACATCGTTGGCCAGGGCATTTGCGCCCACCGCGGTGTTGTTGCGTCCGTTAGTATTGGACCCTTCGGCGTTATATCCCACCGCCGTATTGTTCACGTTCGTGTTGACCTGGAGCGCGAAGGTGCCGAGCGCCGCGTCATAGCTGGCGCTCAAGCCCGCGAACATCGAATCATAGCCGTAAGCCGAGTTATCCAGCCCGCTCTCCGTCGAGAGGCCGCCGCCGATCGCGTAATTGTTATTGATCGCGCCTAAAATGTTGAAATCGTATAGGCCGGTTAAATTGCCGCCATTGCCCGTGAAGGTGCCCGTGAAACTGTTTCCGCTATTCGGCAGCGTCACCGCGTTCACGTAATGATTCGTGAGGACGTTGGGAATATTCGTGAGCCCCGCGCCATTCCCCGCAAAGTTAAAGGTGCCCCCCGCCACCAGGTTTGAAACCTGCACCGCCGTGATCCCATTCGTGGTCCCAAACGCCACCCAGGCATTGAGCGTCGCGGGCGTCACCCAGCCATAGGTATCCGTGCCGGCATTCACGGCCGCCTGGCTGGCGGGATACCCCGGCGTCCCGTCCGCGAGCGCCCACAACGGCGTCCAGACGCCCAGACACAGGCCGATCAGTAGAAGATAAAAAGTTTTCATAATACGTTTTGTCATGTCGCCCCGCACAGGCTTAGCCGCCGGCCGCCGGAGGCCGGCAGTGGCCCGCGGGTGCCACCCGCACGCTACTCGAGGCGATAGTCGGCCTCGATGATGGCGGTGTTAGTGGCCGGCGCCGTCACCTGCGTTTGCGGGCTGGCGCAATTGTTGGTGCCCATCGCGATAAAGATGCCGTTCACGAAGGGCGAACCGTCCGTCAGATCCAGCGTGGTACAGATCCCGGCCGGGCACAGGCAAACGATCCGGGGCGCGACGCTGGTCGAGGTCCCGGCCGCGAGATCAAAGATCCAGAGGTAAAGCGGCGTGCCGCTCGTGAGATTGCTTACAATCACCTTATGGAGCTTGCTCCGCTGACCCGTGGTGAACTGGTACGTCGTCAGGTAGAGGAGGCCATTAGTGGCCACCGCATACTGATCCGCCCCCTGCATTCGCATCGTTCCAATCATAAATTTCCTTTCATTTAGTTACCTGGTTCGGACGAGAGTTTTCACCCTCTGCCCCATCTGCCCCACATAGAGACTCTTCACGTCGTCGAGCTCCGCCATGGCGATCTGCTGCGCCGCCAGCGTCGCCGGCATGGCCGCGGAGTTTGCGCCGGAGAGATCCTTCTCCCAGTCCGCCGCCATCCCCAGCACTAGAAACCGGTGAAAGATCCGCGGGATGGCGATGACCGCCCACAGTGTCGGCGCCGTTTCCGGAGTATTCCCGGGCTGCGTCGCAGCCAGGCAGGTGTAGAAATTGCCGGGCGTGTTGGCGCTGGAGAAATACATCGTCTGGCCGGGTGTATAGCCTGTATCCGCCCGGTACATGCTTCCCTGGAGCTTCGGGCAGCGGAGGCGGTATTGGACCCACGCATAATTGATCGGCGTCATCACCTGAGCCCCGCGCTCGCTCAAGAACCAGTTGATTACATTCCCCCGCGTCGATGTCCGCGGATTAGCGCTGAAACATTCCTCCACCACCGTGAACGGAATCTGCCCGCTCTGCTCATAGGGCACATAGGCGTCGAAGGGCACCACCAGCCCCCAATTAGTAAGATCCGTCGGCAAGTCGCCAGTGACCGTCGCGGCATAGAGCTGATATACATTGCCCGCGTACTGCACCCGGTTGCCCTGCACATAAGTCACCGTCGGATCAAACGGCGAATAATTGATGACCGGGTTCGGATACGGCGGATTATCCGGCCAATCGTAAGGCGTCCCCGTGGCATCCGGGATAATGTCGAACTGCGCTGTCAGCCCCCAGTACGCCAGGTTGATATTGCCGTTGATATCCGTCGGCGGCGTATTCACCGGCACCGTGGTCAGCGCGATGAAGTACTGCCCCGTGAGCGCCCACCACACCTCATTCGCCGAGTTATCCACGCCGGCGGTCGCCGGCCCGTACACCGCCGTCGCCGACCACGGCAGCCGGTAGTAGCGTTGCTCGCACTTCACGAGGTCCGGCCAATAGTGATACCGCCATGCCGCGTCCAGACGTCTGTCCGCAAACCGTTTCCACGCCGAAAACTCCTGTTGGGACACATTATCCCCGTCCGTCCCCGCTTCCGCGCAGGCCTCCCGGAGAACATGTTCAAAATCGGTCGTGTCCATTAGATGCGCGCGTATTTACCCGCCGGCACAATCCGGCGTTCACTCGTGCCGCCCCCGTAGCCGCTTTGGATCTTCGTCCCCTTCGCCTTCACCCGCACATTCGGGTTATCCCGTTCAAACTCCCGCAAAAATTGTTCATCACTCCAGCAGGCATAGCCGAGCCGGCGACCCCAGTAGTGGTACGCTTCCGGCGTGATCGCCATGCGCACGCCGCCCATGCCATCGATGCTGCGCTGCTCCAGCGGCTGCGCCCGCGCGACCATATCCTGGAGCCGCGGGGCCTTGAGTAGAGTGGCCACCTCTTTGGCATGGCGCCCCTTGCGGAACTCCTCCACTACCCCCGCCGGCAGCCCCGACATATCCAAGGTAAAACTCATATTTAGAGGAGGGCGGTGCGAGCCAACCCTATTAACCCGCACCGCCCGGTAACCAACCAACAACCAAACTCAAGTATCCAACACGGGGATATTGGCGATGTTGAGGTAGATATGAACCTCACCCGCCGTCCAACCCAGGATGCTGGTACCAGCCGTTACGGTCGCCACGATCTGGCCGGCCGCGTTGAACATTTCCGGCGAAGTGGAGTTGAAGCCAAAGAACCCGGTCGCCGTCAGCGACAACGAAGCCAGGAACTTGTTCGCCGTGGTACCGTCGCCGAGCGTCATGGCCAGGGTGCCCGTGCCGCCGGTAAAGGCGGTGACCACCGTGGCGGCCGCGTCCGTGATATACGTCCCTGCGGGAAACGTATTCGTTTCATTGAAGCCGGGATAAACACTCGCCCCCGTGCCACTCGTCAGCGTCACAATGTCCGCGTACGTCAGCACAATCTTGTGGGTGAAGTTGTTATTCGCCGCTTCCTCAATCGTTAAAGGAGTAATTTGCATATTAGTATTTTTCTTCGCCGGTTAGTCACTTCCCGGCTTCGTGTTTATAGTGGTTTAGGAGGTCGCAGCGAACTTGCCGCCGATGAGGGGATTCTTGTTCACGAGGCCGAGGACGGCTTCGATCATGGCGCGAGGGCCGGAGCCATCGTTGGGCAGCGGAGTCACCCGCGGCTGCCAGCCCCAGGTTAGGGCCAGACGATCCAGCGCGATCACATAGCCGCGCGCCAGGCCGACCGCGCTCGGAGTTTGCGTGCCCGTATTCGCCAGCAGCAGCGAGGTATGCAGGCGGATGTTGTTGAAGTCGCCCTCATAGATCAGGATGTTCGAGGTGATCTTGCGCTCCTCGATATCCTGGTTGAACGTGCGCAGAGAGATCTGCGTGTTCGTGGTCGAGCTGGCGATCTGGGTGAGGCGGGTAAACGCGCGCTTGAGGTTCGGACCGCAGATCAAGTCCAGGTCCTGCGATTTCCCGTACTGCGTATAGACCGATTGCAGCAACGGTTTCACGTCGCCTTCTTCCGTGATACTCGCGGTCGCCGTGGTATCGATGCTCGCCGCCGGCGTGTAGAACTGGCTGGGATACGGCAGAACGGATTGCGCCGTGCTGATATACCATTTGCCGAGCCCGCGCAGCTGGTAAGGTTGCGCTTCCGAAACTTCCTGTTGCGTGTCCTGGTCCGAGCCCAGCGCCACTTCAATATCGCGCGAAATTTCCTCGAGCTTCTTGTCGATCGCCCGGGCCATTTCACCCTCACTCGCGCCGGCAATCCGGGACACTTCCTCCGCGATCGTGCCCACACCCGCCGTGCGGCGGAACTTCTGGGCATACGCCTCGAGCCGGGCCCGGTACTGGGCCGCATTCTCGATGTTCTTCACCGGCACACCGTCGGCGGTGCCGCCCACTTTCGGGGCCGCGTAGATATCCGCCTGCCAGTCATACCGCATGTTCCCCAGCTTCTGCTCCTTCGGGAGCATCGCCAAAAGAGGTTTCTCCTTGAAATCGTCAAGGGAGATGAGATCGAAAAGCATTTCACGCTTGCCGACCTGATTAGCTTCTACAATTTGAGCCATAAATATTGTTCTTTCGTTTGGTGTCCCCCGGCTCACGTCGGCATCACGCCGGTCAGCGGGGAACGAGTGTCTGGATAAATGCCAAACGCGATTTCCTGTCTCCGTTCAAAGCTTTCGTCGCCGTCTCGTCGGATATCTGGCTGCGCCCCGCGGCCCGCGTCGCCGTCACTGCCGGCTGCCCTCGCGGACTCGGAATCACCGTTGGAATGGCTCGTTTCGGTTTCACTGCGGTAGCTGCCGGTTTTCCCTTTGCGCCCTGCAACTTTTGGTAGGCCTCCAGGCCCAGCGCATAGATCGCTGCCGTTCTGGGCCAGTGCGGCTGCTGTTTCAACCACGGCGCATTCTCGAGCACCGAGTTAAAGGCCAGCTTCCGGGCCGACTTGGGATCCTTGAGCTCCGGCAGAATCGTCAAAGCCTCCTGCGCATACGCGTCAGCCTGCTTGAGCATCTCCGCCCGCTGCGGCACTTCCCGCCGCAGCACCCGGTTCGCGTTCGCCTGGATCGTCTTCAAGAACGACCCCATCTTCCCCGGCGAATAATCCTCCGTCCCATCGGCCGCCTTCAGCTCCACCTTCAGTTCACGCAGCAACTTCTCCACGCCGGCCGGATCCATCTCCAGCTGCGTCATCAGGTCCTCCGCCTGGTCGAGCGCCGCATTCGCATCCGTGATCACCTTCTTGAGCCCGGCCTCATCTACCACTTGCGAGAGTGGGCCGGCCGTCGGAACGTCTGGACTCACCGCCGGCTTGCTCGCCAGTTTTGCTTCCAGCTCCGTGATCTTCGCCTGCGCCTGCTCTGCCGCTTCCTTGGCCTCCTTCGTTTTGGCCACTTCCTTGCCGATCCGCTTGTTGATCCGGTCCTGCGTCGCCGCGTCCAGTTTCCCCTTCAGCTCGGCATCTTCAGCCAGGTGATCTTCACCCTGGGGTGCCGGCTCAGCCTGCTGTGATTGCAGCCAGGTCACTTCTTCGGCCGTGAACTCCGGCGCCTTTGCTTGCGCTGCTGCGATTTCCTCAGGCGTTTTCGCCGCTTCCATCGAGGCAAACCAATCCAACTTATCCTGCGACCATGCCGGTTCAGCACCCGCTGCCGGCGTCTCTAAAGCTTTTTCCGTAGATTGAGAAAGAGCGTCTGCTGGTTTTTCCCCTTCGGCCGGCGTCTTGGCCGGTTCGTCGGGGACCTTTGTTTCCGGTGGCATCCCGCCGGCGGTCATTACCTCCGCCGCGAATGCTTTAAGAGCTTCCTCACGACCCGGAATCAGGGCCGCATCGTTATCCGCGGTGTTTGTTGAAGCGGCTGCCGCTGTGCCGCTGGCGATTACTTTGCTCATAACTGGGAATCATGCGTTTTACCCCGCAAGTAGGTTTGGTTAGCTGCGCAGCTTTGGATTCTGGGTCAAAGCAGAAGACCCGTGCTTAAGTGAGACTCAAGCACGGGCCCTAAACTTTTGGAAGACTCCGCCAGACAATCCCCGACAATCCCCGACAATCCCCGACTAACTAAGCGCCGCTTTAACCTTGGTCTGCCTGCCTTTTAGCCAGCTGCTGCTCCCGGAGCACGCGCGCATTCTCCTCCGCACGCACCTCCTGCATGAGGCCGGGAATCGCCGTGCGCAGGTCCCGCGCGTGCGCGAGCCGGCCGGCATTGAACTGCCGGGAAGGATCCGCGAGGTGCGGCAGGCAGGCCGCGCTCATCTCATCCTCCACCTCCTGCTCGAGGATGGCGAGAAGCGCCAGATAGAACGAATGCTGCGGATCAATTGAGAGCAACCCCTTCCGTATCTCCGCATCTGAAACCGGTTTCATAATTGGTCCATCCCAGCGGGTTAGTGTTTGTTGTTGCGCGCCGCGTGATGATTCGCCGTACGTTCCGCATCTGCGAGCTGCTTGCGCAGCCGGGCAATCTGGGCATTGGCCGTGTCCAACTGGATTTGCCGATCGCGCGTCTCGTGTTCCACCGTCGCCACGCCATGCCGGATGCCCAGCACGAGCCCCACGGCACCGGCCACGACGATGCAGACAAGATAGTAGGAGATCATAAAATTAGTTGGCTAGCCCCTCACAGCTTTGCCGTGAGGGGAACTGGCCTTAACTTGTTTGTGGCGCGCTCGTATTCTTAACCTGCTTGATGTCCCCGATCGCTGCCTTCAGATCGTCAACGTGGAGGCATTCCGCGAGGTTCGTGCCAGGGAAATCGCTGCGAGCGGCCAGCCTCCCATTGCACGCGTCATTTCCAGCCACAGCATCGTAGAGAATCCCGATTAACGGCTGCTGGTAATTTCCACCCGGGATAACGATGATGTGATCGCCATTCTTTGCTTCTCGGCCATTTGCGTAGTGCATTTTATTCCTTTTGTTGTTTAACCGAAATTACGTGAGTTGCTTCACTCCAGTGCGGCCCACACCTTTGTTCTGTTGCTGCACCGCACCTTGTTGAAGATTCTTCATATAATTCTCGAGCAATGCCGAGAACCTCTGATTCACCTGGCTCTGCCCATTGGGTCCAGTCCCCGCCTGGGCTTGCATCATGCCGGCCTGCTGCGCCGCCTGCGGGCCCAGCACCGCCTGCAGCACCTTGGGATCCAGCGCGTGCAGATAGTTCGGATTCCCCTGGAGCACCTTCGCGGCGTATTGCAGCTTCATCTGCGCCGCCGGATCATTCGAGGCATCGTCATAGACAGCTTCATTGCCGAGATACATCTGGCCAATGTCAGATTGAACCTCCTTCATGAGCTTCACCGAGGCCTGCCCCTGGTCGAGCACGAGCTGTTTGGCCATGCCCGGATCGATCATCATGGCTTTGAACTTCGTCAGCGCCGCCTGATCGATCGCCCCGGTCCGATCCTGGCTCGCCAACTCCGAAAACGCCGCCAGCTTCGCCTCCATCAGTTCCGGATGAAACTGCGTGGCGTCAAACTGCATCACGTAGTGAAAGTCGTCCGGATCCCCGGAAGGCTCATTGCCGGTGACCGCCTGGATCCGTTCCGGAGCGAATTTCACCGTGAGCTCATACGCCATCTGCAGGGCCTCGCCCCACATGATCAGAAATTTCTTCACCATCGGCTGCTGCAGGAGCGCCGTCAGTTGCGGCGGTAATTCCGCGTCAAAGAGCCCGCAATAGCGCGCCATCCGCTGTCTAATCGTCTGGACGATCTCCTGCGCCGGCGCCGCGTTCGTCGGCATCTCCATGAACTTATGTTCCCGGCCGGGCACATACTCGTTTTGGACCGCCGGCCCGATCTTGAACTTCGCCGAGAGCCCCTTCGGCACGAGGAGCGGCGGCACCGTGGAGATCCCGGCCAGATCCACCACGTTGTCGAGCATCGCCTTCTCCACGTTCTGATCCGTCGCCAGGATCTCCGCCAGCCCGCGTGTCGCGAGCCACGAGCGATCAAACCGCTCCCGCCGGCCGAGGACCAGCGGATATTCCGGCCGCGGATAATTCAGGATCTCCGACTTCGCGCAAAAATCGTCAATGATCACGTTTCCTTCGGAATCCTTTGCCTGCCCCTCACCGTCTTTATGGAGCTTGGGGTTGCGCGTCAGATGCGGGCTAAACACCGTCACCGTGATCTGCGTCACCCCATCCTCATCGATCTGCTTGTAGTAACCATAGACCACCTCGATGAGCCAGGACCGATTATCCACCGCCCGCCAGCTCCAGGTGCCATAGGCCGAGTACGGATTATTCAGCTGCCAGGTCGAAAACTTCCCCTTCGTCTTGACCGCTTCCTCCACCCAGTCCGCATCCCAGTTCGCGCCGAGCACCTTGGATCGCAGCTGCGCCTCCGTCTCCAGCACACGCACGAACGCGACCGGCGAAGACTGCACATCCCCCACCTCCGTCGGCAGCACCACATCCCGGTACGGCTTGAGTGCCGAGATGCAGGCCTGATTCTTCACCAGGTACGGCATCGGAAATTCACATTCGCCGTCAGCGCGCAGATCCTTCACGCACTTCTTGGCGCGCTTGGTACTCAGCAGCAGCACCTCGGATTCCTGGATATCCTGCGGCAGATTCCGGTGCACATATTCCCCGTACAAATACTGAATCGCCTTCACCGCTTCCGGCTCGAGCGAAGGATCCGTGAGCATCTGCGGCAAAGCATCAAGCACCGCTCCCAACTGCAATAACTCAGGAGGCACCTTGGATGCGCCTTGCGGCGCCGGCCCTTGGCCGGCAGCGGGTGCAGGCCCCGCCTGCTCTTGCCCAATCGCCTGTTTGACCGCCTGCCCCATCTGCAGGAGATCGTCCAGTTTCACCTGCTGCAATTTCCGGCCCACTTCACGCTCCCAAGTCACGTGCAGCGCCGTGGCGCCGATGCAGTGCATGTACTGCGCCGAGAGCTCCACCTCATTATCGAGCTGGCGCAACATTTGAAAATGGATCATCCAATCGAGGAACTCCGTCGCGTCGGCCGCGCTGGAGAGGTCGTTCGTGGTGGCCCCGGAAATTTTGAGCACCGCATTCCAAAACGCCATGTAGCACAGCGCCACCGATTCATTGACCGCCGAGTCCGCGAGGTAATTCCGCACATCCGATGCCCCTTCCCAGGGGAACACCTCATCACCATCCGGCTGATCTTCCGCGTGCTTCTTGCCATCCTCCGATTGCCCGTCCCACCGCGCCAGGCGAGTGTCTTCGGCGCGCAACATTCTGCCGAACTGATCGCCCTGCGACCCGTTCCGCTTGAATTCCGTGATCAGGTCACCCACCTTCGGGCGTTCTGTCACCTCTACAATCGCTTGTTGTGTATCCATTTTGCCAATTTTTAGAACTCCGCCGCTGCGCTTTACAACCCCAGCCAAGACAATCCCCGACAATCCCCGACAATCCCCGACAATATAATTGAGTCCAGCGTCACGCTGGTCAGGCTGGACGGATCGCCCATTTGAACTCCGTGGTGAGAAAATGTGGCACCATCCCGTTCATCATCGAAATGAAGATCGGTTGCCCGTTGAGGATCTGCTCCATCTCCTGCGGCGTGGGCATCCAGGCCACCACGCACACCTTGAACCCATCCACGGAGCCGCCGACCACATCACCGACGTAGCCGTGGATCGTCATCACCTGCGATTCCGCCAGGCCCTCCGGCGGAGAAAACTTGATATTCGCCTCTGGAAATTTAACTGGAATCATAGCTTGAACCCTCCCAACCGGCCGATCTCATGCTTGTAATATCTCGCCTTTCTGCGCCCGGCCGGCCGGAAGATGGCAATGCGCCCCGCATGAACTTCCTCCGACAATTCATCCTTGTCATAACCGGTCCAATCCATGAACTCCTGCCGGGATACCATCGCCGGCAGCCGGTTAAAAGCCTCCTGCGTACACTCCACCACCCGCGTTTTAGTAGCCGCGCTCATAGTTAATAAGAACCCCCTTTGCTCAAGCATTGTAATCCTCCCGTCTCGTAGTACTGCAAATCCGCCAGCGCCATCCCGCGCACCAGATCCGCGAAGTCCTTGCCGCCGGCTCGCTCCCCGCCCATGCCAGTATAATTGGAAAACATCCAGATCACCTGCAGACACTCCTCGCACACGTAGAGTTTCGGACAGTTAAGCGGTACCTCCAGCGGCTTCTCCTTATTCCAGTACAGCAGTGCGTTCACGTGCGCATAGCCGATCGCCCGCTCAACGCCGCTCCAGGGCGTGAAGATCATGGGATCATTCAGCTCCGCAAACTTCTGGTAAAGGTTCGTCCCCCCGTGCTCCTCAATGTGTTCATTCGCGGCCGCCCGCGGATCAATGAAGCGCTGAAATATCTCCTCAGCTGGCTGTTCAAGATCGGCACCGCCGTCACGTTGGCGCGGTAGTTCGCCTGCTGTCACAGGACTCCTTCGGAGGGCGCCATCCGGCGCGGCGACACTCGCAGGCCGCCCGTCAGAGGGCGGCAGTGGCCCTGACGCAGTCAGCTCAAGGCGACGCCATTCGGCGGCGAACTGGGCTACGCCGAAGCCCAGGCTGCGTTGCGCATCACCGCGGTCGCCGTCCGCCTGCATCGGATTGGCACTGGGAACAGCCCACTCGCCGTACGTCTGCGCATCCGGCCAATCCATATAAATGTAATGCCACCCGTTGGAAGCGACCCCGACCCAGATGGAAGCCCAGTTACGGGAAGCATCACCGGGATCCGTGAGCATGTAACGAGTCATGAGCCGGGGGAGGTGAGCGCGCTTAACGATGTTTTCGGGACCAAACAGCGGAAAACATTTGTTCATCACGTCCCGCGCGTAGCCGTAGGCTTTACGTTCGATGAACTCGGAAGATTTGTTTTCGCACTCGAACTTGACACCGCCCTTCTCGGCATAACCGGAAAAGGGATTCCACTGCGTGAAGAAATAGATCACGGCGCCGCCGGCCGTCATCGGCTCCTGGATATACGGCATATGACCGACGGGCAGGTCTGGAAGATTCTTCCTGGAAGCGAGCAGCTCAGAGGGCCTGCTTTCGAGAGTGCGCGCCGTGCCGATAAATTCTTTGACCGTCGTGGTGATGCCGTCGATGGCCGTAAAGGTCCAAACCAACTTTGCGCCCCGGGTACCGAGGCGGGTGATGAGCGTCTTAAACCAGTCGAGCGGCATGTTTTCATCCGCCCACACGCCGATATTCGGCGGCTTGCGCCCATTCTTCGCATACTGCGGCGCCGGCTCCGCCTGGCGACGTGCGCCGAGCTCAATCCCTTGATTCTCCTTAGCCAGCTGTTTATACGTCTTGAAAACGATCTGCGTCTTGTTGGGCAGCACCAGCAACCCCTCCGTGAACCCCTGCGCCAGGCTCCAGCGCACCTTGTAGATGTGCCGCGGATCATGCTTGAAATTGAGCGCCTTGATTTCCTGCGGCAGATACTTCCAGATCAATTTCTGTTGCGTATCCCGCGAGAGATCTTCGGTCGCCTGAAAGCACCACCGGATGGAATTGCCGTACGCCAGGCACGACTCCACGAACCGCTTGGCCGCCCACTCCGATTTCGAGGCCCGATTCCCGCCGGCGACGTAGAGGTATTGTTTCTCGGAGAGCAACCGATCCGCGTCCTTCCACTGCTCAAATTCAAAGCCGAAGCGGAGCGGGTCACCCTCATCACCAGACAGGTGCACCCGCTCCTCCCGTTCCTTGTAGAGGGCCGCCACCGTGACCGGCCCGTCGGGCAGGTCCAGGGCGGCGAGCAACTCTTCATCCGTCAGCCAGGGCAGACAGGGACACGGTGAAGGGTTAAAATACTCCTTCGCCGCCGCGAGCTTCTCCTCGCGCGTCAGCTCCTGTATAAGCGTCTGGACGGTCTCCGTCATGTCAGAGCTTTAGGCCGTCAGCTGTGGGATCCACCACCGCGTTGGTGGGATCCTTGCTATTCGGGTACGGATTCGGCGCACCGAGACGCTTGAGATCCATCCCCAGCCACATGATCGCTTCCTGCAGCTTCACCTGCGCTATACCGCGTTCAGGACTCGCCTTCAATCCCTTCAGCTCCTGGAGCTGCTGGTCGATATCCACGCGCAGGTTCTTATCCGCCATGATATCCAGCTCCAGCGGCGTGAACGTCGTCCCGATCGGCAGGGGCGGTTCGGTAGTCAGCGTATTGCCAAGCACTGGCCCCGGCGGTTTCCCCGCGAGGCCTAGGAGCGTGCTGCTCTGAGTGGCCGCCACTTCGGGCCCCGGCGGTTTCCCCGCGAGGCCTGGGAGCGTGCTGCTCTGAGTGGCCGCCACTTCGGGCACCGGCGCCGTATTAGACACGTGCTGCGGAATTGCTGTTTCTGTGTTCGCTACTGTTGTCATGTTTGATGCCATGTTTTATTTCCTTTCTTTGTTGTTGGGCGCGCAATTTTAACTCTTGTACCGCGCAATAAGCCTCGCGCAACTTATTCCGCAAAGCCGTGATCTTCTTCAGGTCTGGCGGCTGGGCGGACCAAACCTCCGACACCTTGTCGGCCGCTTCGTGCGTCGCGGAGTAACACCGCTGCAGCAGTTCCTGATCAGAGACCGGTTGATTCATTTTGCTTTCCATGTTTTGGGGCGACGGCCGCCTTTGCCCGGAGAATATTCGCCGCGCTCCACCACAAAAACGACCCGCTGATTGATGCGCTCGAGCTTCATCCCCGCGTACCTTCCTGCGCCGATGCGGGACCGGATGGCAGATTCGCAGACCCCCGTCCGCTCCGCCTCCGTCAAACAAAACTCTTTCATCGTCATTTTCATAAGCCGTTCAATCTCCTTTCTTGGGTGGCAGGCTGCCCCGGGCCCGGCTTTCCAATTCCGTGGCCGCGCTCATGGCCACGCGCAGCTGCACCATGGCCGTGGTGAAGAGCTGCGCCGGCACCGGTCGCGCGCACCCGATCTCCACGGCCTGCTTGAGCCCCGCCAGCGCCGCCGCCGCACTCTCCACGGCCGTCACGATCAATTCGTCGTCTCTCATACCGTTGCCTTTGCGTGTTTGATCCTGGCCCACCGCGCCCGTTGTTCCGCGATGATTTTCGCCTTCTTGTTCGCGAATGCCGCCGTGCCCATCGATGGCAACTCCGCCTGTTCCTTCTTCGCTTTCGGAGCCGGCAGAGCCTTCTGTTTTTCCGCCAGGAATTTCTCCTCCTCCTTTTTGACGTCCACACCCGCGATCTTGCAGAATTCCTTGAACCCGTCCGTGTACCCATCCGCGTCCACCAGGTCGCCGAGGTAATCGGCGGCGAGCACTTCCAGGATGAAGCTGCGCTTCTCCGGCAGCGACAGCTTCTTCGTCACCAGATCGAGGCTTGGTCCCTTCAGGCCGCGTCGCTCCGCCACCACGTCCCAGGACTCAAGGCTGTGGTATTCAAGGCGCCCGAAGACGTGATTCCAGAATCCGATCTCACGTTTCTCCGTCCACGGCGCCCCCTCAATTTTCTTCGCGGCAATCCGCACAATCACGGCGGACGCCTCTTCCCTCTGCTTGCGCCGGGCTTCATCTTCCTTGGCCTTCTTGCTTTCGCCGGCGGACGGCGCATCGGATGCAAACCGGATCCCGTTCTTGTTGGCGGCCGTCTTGGCCTCTTCGCGCGTGAAGTACTCCTTCAATCCCTCCGGCGTGCTCACCAGGGTCACCGCCGGTTTCGCGCGGCCGATCGCTTTAGCCCGCGGTGTGTAGTAATCGCCGCTGCTGGCCTTGCAGTAGTCGTTCGCCGGCACATAGTCCTTGGCCACCTTTTTAAACTGCGCCTCCGTCATGAGCACCTGCCCCTTTTCGGCCCGCTTCACCGCTTCGATTTGCCAGTACGCCTTGCACTTGAGCGCAAAGCAATCCGGCCGGGTGCAGATGTTCGGACGCTTCGCCAGCTCTGGGAACTCATTCGCCATGTTCCCGCTTCGATGCGGGCAGTCTGTGCAGTACGATTGCACCGCCCCACTTTCGCTGTAGATCACCTTCTGATCAAAGGGCGCATCCTTCAGCTGCCGGGCATAATCGCGTTCCACGAGCTCCTGCACATCGCGCACCGAATACGGAAAATGCCAGGCGCTCTCATTGGTGATTGTCTTCAGCAGCTTCTCCTGCTGATTCGTCAGCGGCACGATCGCCACCACGCCGGCCACGCTCGTGGAGATCTTGCCTGCCAGCAGGGCCTCGCGCACCGGCGGATGCAGCCGCGTCAACGCCAGCCGCTGGTACAGTGCCGCCCGGGATAGCCCCACTTCCTTCGCCAGCGCTTCCACCTGGTTGGGTCCGGCGTCACGCTGGTGGTCCAGCTGTCTGGACAGGGCCTCCGCCTCCTCCAGCGCGCTCACATTCTCGCGCTGCGCATTCTCCACGAACTGCTGGGCGAACACCTTATGCCCCGCCACATCCCGGACCACGCAGGGCAACTCGCTCAAGCCGGCCAGTTCGGCCGCCCGCCAGCGCCGCTCGCCGGCCACGATCATGTAGCGGCCCTTGAGATTCTGGGCGCCGGCAAACCGCTCGCAGGCCTCGCGCGATTCATCTTGGAACGCGTTATCCCAATGTCCGTCTGCCGCTAGCTTGCGCACGTGGTATTCTCCATTCACGAGGTCCTTGTCCTCGATCTTGTATTTCGCCGGGATGAACCGGACGATTAGCGGCTGCACAATCCCCTGCTCGCGGATCGAGGCCGCCAGCTGCTCAAGCGATTCCTTCGTGGACGTCTTCCGCGGTTGATCCGGGTCCGGCTCGAGCTCCGTGCGCGCAATCAGTTTGAACTCATCTGGCTTCCGGTCCACCAGCGCGCCGGTGGCCGGCGATCGGTCCGGCAGACTCCTTGCAATTTCTGTGGGTGTTTTCTTTTTTATTTTCATAATCGGTGCCGCTCAGCGGCTTCATAGGTTGGTTGTTGGTTTACTGCAAAAGCTCCTCATTGCTTGGCAAATCACCCGTGGTTGCCAGCCACTTGGATTCTCCTTCCTTCCGCTCCTCCACGCCGTACTTGATCTTCCACATATGGAAATCCTCAAACCGGCAGAGGTTATTCTGGAAGATCATTTCCGCCTTGCCCCGTGGCCCGCGCCGATTCTTCACCACCCACGCGTCCACGCGCGAAGGCCGCGCACTCCACGCCCACTGCTGCTCGCTGGCCACACGGTCGAGAATCTGCTGTTCACTCGGCCCTTCGCCCTGGTTATTCGCCAGCTGCTTGGGTTTCTCGAGGTCGCGCCGGGACGGTTTTTTCAAAATGATCACCTTGTCCGAGTCCTGCTCTATGGATCCAGAGCCGGCCAGGTCGGAGAGCACCGGCGCGCGATCGCGCTCCGAGGTCTCTATGTTCCGGTTCATCTGGGCGAGGACGAGCCATGGCACCTTCAGCTGCTTCTTCAGCGCAAAAATCTTCTTGGAAATCTTGTCCAGCCGCGTGCGCTCGTCGTCTCGCGGATTGTCCGAAGTGCAGAGCTGCAGGTAGTCGAGCACAAAGAGCTTGATCCCGTACTGCTTCACCATCCGCCGCGCTTTCGCCGCGATCCGCCCGATGCTCTGCGCCGGCGTGTCATCCAGGTAAATGTTCGTGCCGGCAAGTTCGAGCCCCGCCTTCTGCAGCTTCTCCATGTCACCCTTGTGGGCAAAGCCCTGGTTCCACTGCGCCTCATCCACACCGGCCCGCCCGAACATCAGCCGGTACCCCAGCGATTCGTTATCCATCTCGATGGAGAACACCGCCACCGGAATCCCGCGCGTCTCCACCACCTCATCCACCTCGATGCCTTCGGCGTTCAGAACCCGGTGACCCGTGGGCTTGTACCACACGTAATCCTTCGCCAGAAACTCCACCACGTTCATGGCCAGCGATGATTTCCCGTCACCCGGCCGGCCGGCCACCGTCACGTAATGCGTTTCACGGATCCCCATGAGCACCTTGTCCAGGTACACACCGGGCGGACCGGTCGGCAACCCGCGGATCTGCTGGCTGCCGCGCGCGTAATGCCAGCTCTCCATATCCGCCACCACACCCTGGATCACCTCCTTGATATGCTTCTCCTCCACTTCGCCGGCCGCAAACTCCGTCAGCCGGGTGAACTCCGCCTCCGCTTCCACGAGCAGATCATCCGCCGGCCCCTCATACCCATGCACCTTGGCGGATACGCGTCCGCACGTCGCCAGCACCGACCGCAGCAGATGCTTCTCCCTCACGATCTCGAGATATTGCGGCAAATTGGCCACACTCAGCACCGCCTCCTGCAGGCCGATGAGATACGCCGCTCCGCCAAACTTCTCCAGCAGCCCGCGCTGCATCAGCGCGTCCGCCACCGTGATCACATCAATGCCGGCCGAGGCCCACGGCCCCTCGCGCAATTCCGTGAGCAATCCGTAGAGCTCCTGGTGCTTCACATCGAAGAACACCATCTTGCCGAACTGCCGGAATGCCTCCACGCACTTGTCCAGGCAATCCGCCGGCGAGGTGAGAATGCACCCCAGCACTCCCCTTTCCGCCTCCTCCGAGTGCGGCGGCAATCTGTCCACGTTTGTGTCCGATGTCACCTAAACCTCCCACAACAGAATTTTTGTTTCCTACCGCTACGGCAGGAGCAAGGCGCGTAAGGATCCGGCGCCGCCACAAGTTTCACCCGCACCACATTGCGGATAGATTTCAGTTCAGCGGCCGCAGCCGCCTTCGCCCGGCTATCGCGCTGCCACGCGGACTTGATGAACCAGAGGCCGCACTTCGTGCAAAACCAATCCCCCTGCGTTCCATCCGTTTTCGCGCGCCTAGTGAGCCCGGGCCGCAAGCAATGACATAGATCCATGGCTCGTGATTATTAGTTGATGGAAACCGCCGGCACGGCGGTCGGCGCAGCCGCCATCAACTCCAACAATTTTTCAGACTGCCGCACACGCGCCTTTTTTCGCGCGCGGGCGGCGGCGGCGGCGGCGGCGGCGGCGGCGTAGGCTTCGGCGGCGGCGGCGTAGGCGGCGGCGGCGGCGTCGGCGGCGGCGGCGGCGGCGGCTTCGGCGGCGGCGTAGGCTTCGGCGGCGTCACGGACCTTTTTCCATTCCTCGAGCGTCACGGACCCGCCCGCGATTTTTTTTGCATAGAGATCCGCCACGTCCTGGATGGCTTTCCGCGTCACGTCTTTTTTTGCGAACCTGATAACTCCATCTTCTGGATCCACGAGCAGCCAGAGTAAAAACTTGTCGCCTACGCCGGAGAGGTCCGCGCCCACGGCCGGCGCCTCGAGGAAACGTTGCGGCCAGGTCAACGCCAGCACCTGCGGCAGATTCTCAAAAATGCCATCCTCTAATCGGGCCAGCACCTGCGGGATCCCGAGCTCCGTCTCATACGCCCCGTGATCGTT